CGGCGTGTGTCTATCAGTTGGAAACAGGTGATTTGAATCCTGCACCATTCGAGAGTGTGAGTGAACACTACCCAAGTGGGACCAAATTTACCGACATCGGTATGAAGATGGTTGGTGACAACATGTACACTATCTATGACGAGATTGACGTCGAGGATGAGGACAGTGACATCTACGAGGATCATGACGAGTCTGAGACTGATTCGGAGATGGCCGACTTTGTTGTTCCCGATGATGATGTACCAGTCGAAGCACCTCCCGGACATGAACTTATCGACAAGGCATGGGAAGAATGGAAACCTTCTACTCCAGGTGCCAAGAGCTTCAAGAAAACTGTAGATATGATAGAAACTTATGCACGAAGTTTATGAACCTAAGTGCGTTCTTATCAGTGAAATTAATAATTCGCACCCAGTAGAATGGAATTAGCTGCTATATGGAACCAGGTCGATCACGCCCTTGGTAAACAAGACGAAATAAAGCTAGTCGTTAACAAAAATTTTTGTGGTGAGTGCAACGGAGTAAAAGTTTATACACCAGAGGGATTACCGGTGTGTTCATCATGCGGTCTCGTCGAAGATCGTTTTATTGATGAGTCTCCCGAATGGACGAGTGGTGTGAGTGAAGATGGGAAGGTGAACGACCCGTCACGATGTGGAAATCCAAACTCGAACCCCGAACTCTTTTCACAGGCGTGGGGTAAAGGAACTGTGGTCGCGACGACGATGTCATCCAAATACGAACTCAAACGCATGGCGAAGATTAATTTTCACATGTCGATGAATCACAAGGATCGATCACTGTTCCATGCCTACAAGGATATAGATGAAGCGTGTCATACACTTCCAGAGTCTATACTCAAGGACGCCAAGATGATGTACAAGAAATTCGACGACAGCAAACTCACCAGGGGTGCGGTTCGTACAGGTATCAAGGGGAACTGTGTTTTGTACGCGTGTAGATTGTCGAAGGTGCCTCGAACGACCAAAGAGATTGCCGACATGTTTGGAATTCAGAGTAAGGATATGAGTCGCACAACACAAATGTTCAAGGAAACCATCATGGGAAAGACTGAAAAGAATTACATGACGAAACCTTGTGATGTCGTACACAGGTTACTGGGAAACTTCAACGCTGGACAGGTGTACCGACCAGTCTGTACTAAGATGTGTAGCGAGATTGAAGACTGTGTCGAACTCATGAGTAAAACACCTAACAGTATCGCATCTGCTGTGATATTGATAGCACTCAAAGGTGTTCACACGAAGAGTGAGATTTGTTCGACGTGTGGTGTTTCGGTACCCACGGTAAACAAGATTGAAACTATTATTAAAAAGCACTTAGAGGCGAAAGGCGTGAAATACTAAAATGGTGAAGGTATTTCTATCGACGCCATGCTATGGAGGGTTGTGTTTAGATAAATATATGATTAGTGTAATTAAGCTACAGCTTCTCCTCATAAATAAGGGTGTTCAACTCATGATCGATACGACAGAGAATGAGTCACTTGTACACCGAGCTCGTAATGTTGCTGTCGGGCGGTTCATGCAAAAGACTGACGCCGACTATTTCATGTTTATAGATGCGGACATTGACTTTGATCCTGAATCCGTTGTCAAACTTCTAGAATCTGATCATGATATCGCCGTCGGATGTTATCCCAAGAAGGTTGTCATGTGGGATCAGGCAGCCGATGCTGTAAAGGGTGGTGATGATAGAGACATGGCTATGCTTTCATCGAGTCTTGTCGTCAACATTGGATCTGCGAGACGTTCTGTTGAAAATGGTTTCGTTGAGATCCTAGATGGCCCGACTGGTTTCATGTTGATTAAGCGGTCTGTCTTTGAGAAGATGCATGAAGCGTATCCGGAACTATGGTGCAAGAATGATCATCAGAACCGAGATTTCGACGACTATTGTGCCGTATTCGACTGTATGATCGATCCCGATACGAGACGTTACCTGTCAGAAGATTACGCATTCTGTCGTCGCTGGCAAAAGATGGGTGGAAAGATTCATGCACACATTCACACGACACTGGGTCATATCGGAAATCTACCCTTCAGTGGGTGCCTTAGTGATAGGCTTAAGGTTTAGACGTGAACGTTTATAAATGAAGTTTGCCACTCTCATTGTCACTAGGTCCAAGTCGTGTCACGTGAAGACACTTCATACGATTCTTCGTATGAATATCGCGTGTATACAAAATGGTCACAAGAATGAAATCTCTTTCGTAAACGATGACCCATTCGCGAAGGCTAAAGCTATCGAGAAGCTGATGACGATGAGTGATCGGATCCTTTTTGTTGATTTTGGAATCGGTATCGACGAGGTGAGCATCCAAGAAATGTTTAAGATGAGTGAAGATGTCGGATGTTTGGTCTACCCCGGTGTTAAGGAGGGTATCGATTGGGCAATGTTCAAAGACAAAGTGCGATCCGATGTTGATGAACCGAGACATCAGATGGGTCTTTCTTTTGATACGGATGTTGATGAGAAGATTTCAGATGACATCTATACGGTGAAGAATACGTCGGCTCGTGCTTGGGTCATGAACTGTAAATCGGTATCCGATACACTGAAGTCCTATGACGGTGATAAAAAGTTTGGAGCCACTCTGATCCCCCCTAGAACAGATATGATGTTTTTTAAATTTAGAGAAGTTGGTGTTAAAATTATTGCATTTACAGCGGCTAAGTTAACCATGACCTATGGTCACGAATGTATCAGCAGTCTGATTAATTCTGCAGGGGTTAAATCTACATAAAGTTAACGGACGTATACTTACCATGAATGACTACGTCAAGGAATTTATTCTGAAGACGTGGGGCACGAAGGATAGGTTTCCCGGTCCTCAACCTATATCCATCGAATTCAAGCATTTTCCCATACTACGAAACAATGACTATGTCGTATGCGAAAAGACTGATGGTGTTCGCCACATGATGGTGGCTCTCATGTATGAAGGGAAGAAACAGTGTGTTTTCGTAAACCGGAATTTTCAGATGTTTTCTGTTCCTCTCCATTTCAAGAAGTCAATCTTTGATGGGACGATCTTAGACGGTGAACTATGTGGTGAGACGTTCTTAGTCTATGATACCGTCATGGTTGAAGGTAAGATTGTGGGTCACCAAAACTTCTTGGACCGTTTGGATCATATGGAACGAGTGACCAAGGGACTCATCGGTCTCAAATCTGATCGTGTCAAGGTGAAGATTAAAAAGTTTCATGTCATGAAGGAATTCAAGTATTTCATGAACGACTATCTTCCAACGGTCAAGGAGCCAATCGATGGTCTTGTGTTTACACCCGTCAACGAACAGGTTTTGATGGGTACTCACGAGACGATGTTTAAATGGAAACCCAAAGAGAAGAACACTATCGATTTCTTGGCAAAGGTGGATGAACGAGGTGTGTGGCGTTTGTATGTACAGGATAAGGGGAAGTTGTACATGGAAGGTGAAATCCCGGCGGACAAGGTGGCTGTCACACCACTCCTGGAAGATGGGGCGATCTTGGAATGTATGTACATGGAAAATGATGCACCCATGTGGTGGAAGCCATTGTTGAAACGCGAAGATAAGAATTATCCCAACAATCGGAGAACGTTTTATAGGACACTCGTCAACATCAAAGAGGATATCAAGATGAATGAGTTTTTAAAGTGTACATGAGTAGATAGTGTGGAGCCATGATGGGTAGTTTTTCAGATCTAACTACATCATCATCTTTGTAATACCATTGGTCGTCTGTTTTAGTAAACGCTAGATAGTGCCCACCCCTCTGAACACCCATATGAATGGCTGATGCTACGAGTTCATATTCGTGATCATCTATGGAAATATTTTCTACAACTTCGAAATGCCCTCTCTTGTCAAAGGATACCATCAATACAGATGGACACTCTGAGAAGAGACACCTCGTCGTCGCCACATGATGCACCTTCCCGTCATCATCTTCATAATCATTCAACACGTTCCATTTCAGACTATTCTTCATCATCTCTCCCAGACTCGTTGACGTTGAAGTTAATATGTGAATACTGAACATCTCTTCGTGTGATTTCTTTCCGCCGGGCCATATAGTCTCCTGAATTTTCTTACCGTAGAAATGCTTCTTCAACACTGGCAACGAATTTTCGAGTATGTCGATAATACAGAGTATGGCTTCTTGTGCATCATGTTGTCTCCCAATGACAAACCTTGGAAACTTGATGACAAATTCTTCCAAGAGGCTATTCACGTTGAATGTAATTTTGAGTGTGTCATCCCAATACTTCCTGGTGAATTCTGAAAAGCCCTTCGTGAAAGAACATGGTCCGTTGTACCCTCGCTCAACAAATATAGATTTTATGATGGGTGCGTGTACCAGACATTGAAGAGATGTATTAAAGTAGCATGTGTTTCCAACATTGAGTATTCCCTTCATTACATTTTTTGTATAAAAAACACTTAAGAGAACGACGCGTCTCGAGAATTGTAAGATATAAAGATGAACATTGAAACCGTTTACAAAAAGATTCACAAGGTGTTCGGTGATCACCAGAATGATCCGAACATCGAAGTTGAAATGCGTCTCGGAAAGTTTAATGGAAAACTTTTCGACACGAACGTCGGGAAGGATACGTTTGACAAGATATACCGAGCCCTGGTAAAGTATCAGGGTTGGGAAAAGATCTACACTACACAGGAAGAAGTCTTTTACCGGGATCGAGACAATATTCGTATGTCGATCGACGAAACCTCTGGTGATCAGAAGGTTGTTCAAAAGACTTCGGTCCACAAAGAGGACATCAAACGAATTAAGGGTGTTCCCTATGATGTTCGAATTGCCTTCAGTAAGGAGGTACCGACTGAGATTGATGATTTCAGTGACATGGACCGGAAGCGTACCAAGCACCGCCAATCCTTTATCCGTAAGAACCTTTCCATCGATCTAACGATGTCAACTGGGGATGCAGTAGATTTGGATGCTGAAGACATGACCGATTACCAAATTGAATTTGAAATCATCAAACCCGAAGACGTGAAGAGTAAGAATGAGTTATTGAACATCATTCAAAAAGTAAATGATCTGTTCAAGGTATTTTAAAGTCCCGCGGGGCTATCATAGGAGCCGGTCACATCGAGACCCTCCAACTGCATACCCGAATCAACAAGCTCGATCTTCTCCTCCTTCATACCGGGGAGGGGGAGGGGAGCATTCTTCATGGGAACAGGAACAACCGTCACAGATTCTTCCTCCTCTTCAACAACCTTGGCGGGGGGAGCTTCCTTCTTGAGAAGCATGATACCCCATACGATCAGCATGAATACAACAGTGTGTAAGACGAGGCCACCGAACTTGGGGCAGCCGTTAGGACCAGCGACCCACTGACCGAGGAGACGACGCATTAGAATAAACGTTTGAGGGTTGGCGATGACGAAGAAAATCAACGCAGACATCAGAGAGATGAGAAATTTCTCTTGACCTTTCTTGCCATTGCACCCACATCCACAATCT